GGTTGCCCACCAATCTGCCCGCCACACTCCCTCGCAATCTGGATAATCTGCCTCAGACCGCGCCGGACGGTACAATTATGGTCAACGCGGGTAAATACGCCCGCCAATCGGTCCTCACGGCCTTCGAGATGATCGGGGGAACGCGCGCACTGGCCGCATGGGGCGCTGACAACAAAGAGAAGTTCTATACGCGCCTATTCGCCAAAACCATTGCAAAGGACGTTCAACACGGCGCGAGCGACAGCGTTGAGAAGCTCCTGGAGCGGTTAGACCAAGCAGGTCAGGACGACGAAATGACCATTGACGCGGAATTTGAAATGGTTGAGGGAGAGTACGAAGATGGACCAGAGTGATAAGCTCATAGAGGAGATGCTGAAGTTCAGACAGTCCCTACCATACTACTCCAAGAGTTGTTTGAAAATACGGGACAAAGAGAACGAAACCGTACCCTTTGTGTTCAACAGCGCACAACAATACCTCCACCGCCGAATTGAGACACAACGCCGCGAGACTGGGAAAGTAAGAGCACTTGTCCTCAAGGGCCGTCAACAAGGGATTTCGACCTACACAGGCGGCAGATACTATCGAAGGGCCTCTCTCTTTAAAGGCGTAAACGTCTACATTCTGTCACACGAACAGAAGGCCACAGACAACCTGTTCAAGATGGTCTCGCGCTTCCACACGAACAATCCAATCGCCCCGCAGACGGGTAAATCCAACGCCAAAGAGCTGTCATTCGACCTCATGGACAGCGCCTACACAATCGCCACAGCCGGAGCAAAAGAAGGCGGACGCGGACGTACCCCAACACTTTTCCACGGATCGGAAGTAGCGTTCTGGAACAACGCACAAGCACACTTTGCCTCGTCAGTGCAGGGCGTCCCTGACGCACGCGGCACAGAGATTATCCTGGAGAGCACCGCGAATGGCGCAGGTGGGGAATACTTTGAACGCTGGAACCAAGCGGAAGATGGCGACGGCGACTATATCCCCATATTTATACCCTGGATGTGGCAGGCTGAATACTGCCGGGACGTGCCAAAAGACTTCGAGCTGTCCAGCGATATCATGGAAGGCGAGCTGTCTGAGGTAGACTACGCAGAAATGTTCGACTGCCAGATGGGTCAGATGGTCTGGAGAAGGTCAAAGATACAAGAGCTTCGGTCGGTTTCGTTGTTCAATCAGGAGTACCCGGCCACCTCCACACTGGCCTTCCAATCGAGCGACGGCGACAGCTACATCAAGGGACCAACAGTTCTCCGCGCACGTAAGCGCGAGATAATCGGTGGTGGCCCTCTAATCTTTGGCGTAGACCCCGCAGGCGAAGGCGGCGACCGCTTTGCTGTAGCCATGCGTCGTGGACACGAGTGTGAGAACATCGAATGGCGCAACAAGATAACAGCTACGGAGGCCGTGGACTGGATTGACATGCTTATACAGAAGCACAAGCCAGCGCTTGTCAACGTGGACGCAGGCGGATTGGGTGCGCCACTCATAGACTTCCTACGAGCCCGCCGCCCAGAGTACGTGAATCTTGTGAAGTCCATTAACTTCGGTTCACGAAGTCAGCATAAAAACGCAACGCCAAGGAAGCCCGGTCCAAAGCTACGGCGAGACGAAATGTGGATGCGTTTGAAAGAATGGCTAGAGCTGGAGGAAGGCGTGAGCATCCCGGATATCGACCTGCTCCAGTCCGACCTCATAGGCCCCAAGAAAAAGCCAAGCCATAACAATGACTTCGCGCTGGAGAGCAAAGACAGCATGAGAGCCCGCCAGATCAGGTCGCCCGACTTGGCCGACGCATTGGCATTGACCTTTGCAAGTCTGCGGATTATTGAGAACTTTACAGAACGTCAAGGCGGTGCTACATACGGCAACGCAGTTGACAAAGGAATGGTCACAATCAACAGCCAAGGCACTATCATCGAAGGTGGTACAATGCTAGGCGGCAAGAATGGATGGATGGGATAGTATGCCAAAAAGAATGACTAAACGGGCGAAGACAGATACCCGCACCATCTCACCAGACAAGTACGCTCCCAAAGGCTTTAAAGACGAGCAATCGTATCTCGAAGACATGCGGAAGCGCTTCTCGACCGACATCTCCGCCGACAGCGACAACCGTGAAGCGGCCCTAGAGGACAGCCTGTTTGTCGCTGGGGACCAATGGGATGCTCAAGTAAAGGCGCGTAGAGAACGCGAGAACAAGCCCGTCATGACCGTCAATCGCCTCCCCGCCTTCATTGGGCAGGTCGTAGGCAACCGGCGCATGAACGAAACTGTCATCAAAGTCACTCCCGACATTGGCGGCAACAAGAAAACAGCACAACTACGCCAAGGACTTATACGCGGTATCGAGAAAGTGTCCCGCGCCGACCGCGCGTACAACAACGCTTTCCAGAACGCGGTAATCTGTGGCATCGGTAACTTCCAACTGTCCGTTGACTACGCCTACGACGACGTGTTCGAGCAGGATATCTGCATCAAGCCAGTCAACAACCCCCTCGCAGTCGTATGGGACGCCAACTCGGTAGAACCTACGGGCGCGGACGCGGAGCACTGCTACATCATTGAGGAGGTCGCCAAAGCTGACTTCGACACAGCCTATAAAGGCGCAAGCACCGGAGACCTAGAGTACGACAGCGGCCTCACTGAGAACATTGCTGGTGGCTGGTACGAGGACAGCACTATCCGTGTCGTCCACCACTGGGCGATGCAGTACGAGAAACGCATTCTATGGCTCATGATGGACGGAGACGTCCGCGACGTAACCGACATTGATCCTGTTGAGAAAGACGAACTCCTAGCGGAAGTCGTAATCGACGACAAAACGGGTGAGCCCTACAGCCGCGAAAGCTGGCGCTCATCTTGCACACTGCACATCTGCACAGGCACAACTATCCTAGAAGGCCCGTACACTCTTCCAATCAAGCGTGTTCCAGTGTTCCGTGTCCCTGGTTGGGAGATTGACACCGCCTATGACCGCCAGCGCTTCGGTATCGTTCGCTTTGCCAAAGACCCGCAGCGGATGCACAACTACTGGCGCTCAGTTATTGTAGAGAAGCTCATGCTCACTCCGAAAGCGCCTTGGGTGGCCTCAGACGAAGCCGTCAAGGGACGTGAAGAACAGTGGCGCAACGCACACCTGTCAAACGACAGCCTTCTCGTGTACAACGGGGAAGCGGCAACGCCTCCGCAACGCACTCCACCGGCACAGATGGAGGGAGCACTCATTCAGGAAGCCGGAATGTCCTCTCAGGACATGAAGGACGTTACCAATCTTCACGAAGCCTCTATGGGTATGACCTCCAACGAAGTCTCAGGCAAGGCAATCCTAGCCCGCCAGAAGATGGGCGAGATCGGCTCAGTCGTGTTCCTCGACAACCTCGACATGGCTATCGAGCAGTGCGGTGGCGTCATAAATGACCTAATCCCAACGGTTTACGACACGGAACGTGTTGTGAAGACAATCGACGTAGACGAGTTTGGCACAGAACAAGAACAGCTCCAGCTCATCAATAGCGAAGTTAGCGATGACAGCATCGACATCACAGTCGGTAAATACACCGTCACTGCCCACACAGGGCCGTCACAGGTCACCCGACGTCTAGAAGCGGCGGAAGGTATGCTGAACATGGTCAACGCCATGCCGGACTTCATGCAGGTGGCAGCTCCAGAGATTGTGGAAGCACAAGATTGGCCGGGCGCTGGCAAGATCGCCAAACGCCTCCGCACAAAGCTCGGAATGGTCGAAGAGGAAGACATGTCCGACGAAGAGAAGCAGGCCGCGCAAGCAGCAGCCGCACAAGCTCAGAAGCAGCAGCAGATGCAGGAAGCAGCCTTCATGATGGAACTCGAAGAGAAGAAGTCCAAGGCCGCTCTGAACAACGCCAACGCCATGAAGGCAGAGGGCCAGATTAAGGCCGCTGTGGTTGACATGGTGGTTGCGCTCCAGCGCGTCCAGAACGAAACTGACCGCGTTGAGTTAGACGCGATTGACTTAGCCGCCAAAATAGAGTCTATGGACGTGAACGATGGCCGCTCGGTCGTACAGCTCGCCCTAGAGCTAATGGAAATTGAAACCGCACCGATTATAGGAGAACTACAGAATGACCTCGGAGACACAGGACAACCCACAGGAAGCACCGGACCCGTTTAAAGACTTTATCACGGAGGCCGTGTCAGACGGCAAAGTCGTATTTGAGCAGAACCAGCCGGACCCCGCCGACAAGCCGCGCGATTGGGACCAGTTTGACAACGATGGAGATGACGATGACCCCGCCGACACCGATGATGGAGACGATGCTGACGATGATGGAGACGACGAGGGCGCGGATGATATCGGCAAAGATGCCTCCGACGATGACGACGGAGATGACGAACCCAAGCCCAAGAAACGTCGCAAAGGAGCTAGAGCACGCATTGCGGAACTTACAGCGGCGCGTAGACAGGCTGAAGAGCGGGCAACTGCCGCTGAAGAGGCTTTAAAGGCCAAGGACACGCCAGCAGCCAAAGCGGACACCAAAGCGGACACGCCTCTGGAAGTTGACACCTCCGACCTCACCCTCCCAAAGGCAATCGACTTTGACTTCGGCGAGCTGGACGCCGGCTATATGGAGCAGATGGCCGAGTACAAGGCTGAAGTGGCCTTCCGCCGCCGTGAAGCTAAGGCTGAAGTGTCCCGCGCCGAGACCGCCGCCGAGACCACTCGCCAGGAAGCCGCTGCAACTTTGGAAAAGAATTTCCTTGACAACGTGGTAAATCCCGGTAAGGACTTGTACGACGACTTCGATGACGTAGTTATTGAAGGCGGAAAAGCTGGTGATTATCAGCTCACGCCCACCTTGGTCAATTTGATCGCCGAGAGTGACGCAGGCGCAAAGATCATGTACCACTTCGCCTCTAATCCAGAGGAGTCAGAAAAAGTGGCGAATATGTCTGTTGAACGACAGGCAGCTTACTTCGGGCGAATGGAAGCCCGCTACTCTCCGTCCGATGAGGACGCACGTAAGTCTAGACGCACGAAAGCGTCGAAAGCCCCTAAGCCACCACGAGCGAAGTCTCGCGGCAAAGGTTCAGGTAAGAAAGATAACGCAGCAACCTCCGACTTCTCCGCATTTGAGCGGATGGTCAACTCGAAAGGATAAACTATCATGGCTAACAGCTTTTTGGACGCCCAAGTATACGTTAATACGATGCTTCTTCTGGTGAAGAACTCATTGGTTATGGGTCGTCTCGTCAACTCGAAATTCGTCAATCAAGTCACCGACGAGAACGGCTTGTCCGTCCGTCAGAAGCGCCCATCGCGCTTTGTGGCAAAGACTGGCGCCACCCTGCAAGAGCAGGACAGCATCAACGGCTATCAGGACATCTCTGTGGACCAATACAAGAACGTCCACCTCGGTGTCGGCGACATCGAATACGTCACCTCCTACAACCAACTGGTTCAGGATACCAACATGAAGTCCGCAGCTTCAACTCTCGCGCATGAGATTGACGGCTACCTCCACACGAAGACGAAGCGCTTCTCTAACTGGGTCGGTACCCCCGGCAACGTTATCGGCGCTCCATCTGAGTTCAACCGTGGCCCAGAACGCCTCGACCTCCTCGCTGTCCCTGACAGTGACCGTGGCGCAGCCCTGTTCACCACAGACGCCTATGGCATCTCCGACACCCTGATCGACAACAACTCGCTCTCAGGTGTTGCGAAAGACGCGCTGACTAAGAACCGTCTCCCAATGCTCTCCTCAACAGAAGCATACCGGACGCAGATGAGCCAGCAGATCACCACAGGCACACGTGTTGCAGCAGGTACCACACTGGTCAACGGCGCAGCACAGAACGTCAACTACCGTACCGTCAAGGACAGCATGATCCAAGACCTGGCTGTGGACGGTGAAGCGGGAACCTACGCGGAAGGCGACGTATTCACCATTGCTGGTGTGTTCGCAGTCAACCCGCGTACCGCACAAGCCTACGACTACTTGCAGCAGTTCACTGTTGTGACGGCCCGTACTGGCGCAGGCGCACTGTCAATCACTCCAGCGATTATCGTACCGGGCTCAGGCGCAGGCACAGACGTTGACGTGAACACAGCCTTCGCTACGGTTAGTGCAGCCCCAGCGAACAACGCAGCGGTCACCTTCTTGGGTGCCCCGTCTACACCGTTCCGCTACAGCACAGCGTTCCACAAAGACGCTATCTCGATGGTGTTTGCGAAACTCCGTATGCCATTCACGGGCGAGGCATCCTTTGCTACCGACCCTGACACTGGCGTATCTATCCGCTACTGGCGCGGATCGGACATCGCTACCGGGAAGCACATTCACCGTTGGGACACCTACTACGGTGCAGCGGCGATGGACCCACTCTTGGGCACACGTATCAGCGGCACGTAAGCCGACTGGGACTGAAATTGGAGAAGGCGGCGTAAAAACCGCCTTTTCTTTTAACCTTTAACCTCATAGGAGACAACGTTATGGCTAACCCAAAATACGGCAATCAAAACTACGAATATCAACCATTCCCAAAAATGGTGTACCGTGGTGATGAGCAGCTCATTGTAGACGGAGACGAAGCACTCGAAGCGGCGCTAGAAGACGGTTTTGAAGACCGCACATCGGAACGCACTGCGGCCAAAGCGCCGAAGAAAGAGGCAACACCAAAGCTGGCACCAAAGCCCGCTTTAAAGAAAGATGGACCCATCTCTCTCTAGCTTGCATAATCCGCCCGCATAGGATACATAGGAGTTCGAGAATTGGACAGGAGCTTTAAATGACCACTGCGAGCGAAATTATCACCCGCGCCTACCGTGACCCAAACATCATCGCCGTTGGAAAAACGCCAACGACTGGTGAGGTCACGGAGGCGCTACCTCTTTTGAGGACCATCATAAGGAACGTCTTTGGACGTAAGGTGGGGGAGTTCGTTGACGATTGGCCAATTGGCACGTTCTACACGGCCCCAAACAACGCCCAGTACCCGTTCTACGTGGACAACAGGACGCCCTCGCAATCCACAT